ATATTTTTCTTAAGTCATAATCGAACGGTGAAGGAGGATCTTAAAATGGCAAAACCAAAAAAGGGCGCAAAGAAGCCCGCAAAACCAAAGAAGAAGTATTGAAGTAGAGTGCGAGCGGTGAAACGAGTCTTCCGCTCGCACGTCCTGCCCTTAGAAACCCGAAAGGCACGCCCATGGCGTTTATAAAACAGTTCTTGTTCTACTGCGAGCGCTGCACCGATAAGGTAGTGGCCATGGCCTCTCGTGTTCCAACCACCCCCTTGTGCGAGGATTGCTTTAAGGTCTTAGGCGAAAAGCCACAAAATACTGAGGTCTGCGAGTTCTGCGGAGACTACTGGCAGCGCAAAGAGGACCTCATGTGCGTACAGTGCCTACACGACACGCCTGCCGAATCCCCCCGCCCGCACTAATAATATTCTTTGTTTTTTCTCCCCACCCGTGAGCAAATAAACTCTTAGGGCAGTTTTTTTCTAAAACACGGTCAATCTGAATGGGGGAGACCACCGATGGCAAAGCAGCCAACAAAACAAGACACCACACCTACGTCCGATACGTCACCAGGCCAGCGCATCATCATGCGAAACCAGCGCCAGGTGCGAATGGACCTATATAAATTAGAGCTTACGGATTTCAGGAAGAACGTATCTTGGCAGAAAAAACAGCCAGACTTTCGAATGATCCCGCACGTTCATTTCTGGCGCTCCCACTCTGAGCAGGGCCAGGTGAACAAACACTGCCAGGCGGTGGGCGGTCACTTCCATGAGATGAAACCGAAGATGAATGCGGATGGATCGCCCGCTCTTGATGGCGAGGGGTTCCATATCATCGAGTGTGGCCCAGCACTTCGCAAGACTCAAAAGGTAATCAACGGCAAGGTTAAGACGATCAACGAGCGCGTAGGGTTTGCGGCCGTAGACTCTGAAAACGGTGAGACGCGAATGATCATGGATGATCACCACCACGTCGTCAGATACGACTCCTCTGAGTACATGAGCTTAGAGACGAAGAAGGCTATCCAAGCGGCAAACTCTGCAGCGATTGGTCCAGTGCAAACAAAGCCTGCAACTGACGCTCAAAAAGCACAGGCAGCGGCAGCATCAGGCGCAGCGGCTGATCTCATGACCGAAAGCGTGTGATCCGTGGACCGCTTTGATGTGGAGAAGCTCTTTGATGCGTCTCTAAGGCGCACGCTAAAAAGCACGAAGCCGGAGATCCTTCGGTTCATCTTAAGCCACGAGCGAAAGCCAAAGTGTATCGACTCGCTCACGCACCAGATAAGGATGCTTGAGTTTAGTGCGCCAAGGATGGCGAGCAAGAAGAACGTGGAGTCGCTCATTGAATCGATTGCCGCCTTATTTGGCAGAAACTCTTTGGAAGAGAGAGAAAAACAGATCATGAGCGAGGCCGAAAAGAAGCGCCGGATGCATGAGGCTGATGTCATAAAGGATGCCGAGCAACACATCTCAGAGCTTGAGCGTGAGGCTACGACCACGACAACTCAGCATTTCATGAAGAGGTGATTATGAAGGTTGCCATCTTAGATGTTCATGGTAGTAATGCAATCCATGAAATCGGATACCAAACTTCACCCGAGGTTCCCGCTTATTTGCGCGAAAAATGGGGATATTTACAGCTTAAAAACAGGGAAAAAGCGCAAGCTCGGCATCAGAAAAGATGGGTACCTTCAGATTTCTGTCGGCCGCTCATCTTATCTAGCACATCGGATTATAGCAGAGGCCCATATTCCAAACCCGGATGGCAGGCCAAAGATAAACCACAAAAATGGCGTAAAGAGCGACAACTCGATCGAGAATTTGGAGTGGTGTACTCAAACAGAGAACGTTCGACATGCCAGAGATATCTTGGGAGTTCGGTACTCCAAGTCCGGGTTTCAAAATCCAAATTCCAAATTCCTTGCGAGCCACCAATTGATTCTTACCAATCTACATCAACGTGGATTTTCCGTCACTTGGATAGCCGAAGTCATGGGATTCGCGGTGCCTACCATTCGGAGGCATCTACGTGAAATCATCCGCCACGGAAAGCAAGGTTCAGGTCCAGTGTGAATTCACCGAGTTTCTTGATCTGGATGTCCTTCACCCACATCCAAAGAATCGCAATAGTCACCCACAAGACCAGATAGAACGTCTAGCGCTGCTTATCGAAAATCACGGGTTCAGACATCCGATAATTTTATCCAAGCGCAGTGGATTTATTGTCGCTGGGCACGGACGAGTCGAGGCAGCCAAATATTTAGGCATTAAGTACGTTCCGGTTGATTACCAAGACTTTGATAGTGACGAGGCAGAGTATGCGTTTCTCATATCCGACAACGCCATAGCCTCTTGGTCAGAGCTTGACCTAGGAGCAATCAACGCGGATATCGGTGAGCTTGGCCCTGACTTCGATATTGATCTTCTTGGCATTCGAAACTTTGAAATCGATGTCGCAAACAAAGACCCGCTCTGTGACGAAGACGACGCACCAGAGCCGCCTAATGATCCCATCACCAAAAAAGGTGACGTCTATAAACTCGGCCGCCACCGAATGATCTGCGGGGACTCAACCCAGATCTCCGATGTCGAAAAGCTCATGGGCGAGGAGCGCGCCGACATGGTCTGGATCGACCCGCCATACAACGTAAACTATGAGGGTAAGACCAAGGAAGCGCTCAAGATCCAAAACGATGAGATGAGCGATGAGACCTTCTACAAGTTCCTCTACGATGCTTACACAAACCTTCTCATGATGACCAAGCCCGGAGGTGCCATCTACGTGGCGCACGCCGACTCTGAGGGCATGAACTTTAGAAAGGCCATGACGGATGCCGGTTGGCTCTTAAAGCAGTGCCTGATCTGGGTAAAACAGTCCTTGGTCATGGGCCGCCAGGATTACCACTGGAAGCATGAGCCGATCCTTTATGGCTGGGCACCGGGCGCTGCGCACTCGTGGTATGCCGACCGAAAACAAACGACAGTTCTTGAGTTTAACCGTCCGTCAAAGAACACAGAACACCCAACGATGAAGCCCGTGGAGCTTATCGAATACTGCCTTACCAACTCGTCAGACAGAAACGATCTGATACTGGATCTCTTCGGCGGTAGCGGGTCCACAATGATCGCAGCAGAGAAGTCAGGTCGTCGTGCTTTCCTCTGTGAACTCGATCCGCGCTATTGCGATGTCATCGTCGCCAGATACGAAAAATATACAGGCAACAAAGCCGAGCGCATTTTGTCTACCGACCCAAATCCTGAAATAGGGTCGGAAGCCTCAGAGGCAGGAGCCAGCTATGTCTCGCAAGAAGCTTGAGATCGACCCAAAGCTCGTTGAAAACTATGCCCGACTTGGAGCCTCAAATACTGAGATTGCCGGACTGTTTAACTGTGACGAAGGGACGATCAGAAAACGATTTTCCGAAATTCTTCTAAAAGCGCGTTCTACGCGGAAGGTCAAACTTCGAGAGCTGCAGTGGAAGCAGGCCGAAAAGGGAAACATCACGATGCTCATCTGGCTAGGCAAGCAAGAGCTTGGGCAGTCCGATAAGATCGAACAGGCCAACACAAATTTACACACGTTCACACCGGCCACCAAAGAGCAGCTCTTAAAGGTCTCAGATCAAGAGCTGCTTGAGCGCTACAAGAAGGCCGTGGAGTGAGCACATTCGAGCAGGCCATTCGCATCTTAACGTCCAGCATCTTTGCGCGAATGGCCCGGCGAAAGATAGCGCCCGTAAAGGGCATGGCAAAGCTTCGCGCCCTTCAGGAGATCCTGGATGCTTACGCCAGACATCGGGTGGCGTGAGACTTACGTTCGTCGCCTCCTGTATTTGGAGAAGATGCAGGCCGATCGCAAGCTCATGGAAAATGAGTACGAGCTTTGCCGCCGCTCTAAGATCCACTTCATAAACAACTGGGGCCAGACCTACGACCCTCGCGAGATGCCAAAGCACTTTCCGTTTGAGCTGTACGAGTTTCAGACGGAGGCGATCTCCTGGATCACCCAAAGATATACGAACAAAGAAAATGGGCTGATCGAAAAGAGCCGCGACATGGGCGTGACCTGGCTCATTGCTGCGTGGGCAGCGCACGAATGGCTCTTCGGCCACGGCTTTACCGCTCTGTTTGGCTCTCGAAAACAAGATCTGGTCGACGACATGACCATGGATTCGATCTTTGGGAAGCTCCGCTACTTCATCTATCGACTTCCCCCATTCCTAAAGCCGGAGATGAAGCAGCGGACCAAGCACGATCGCTATCTCACTTTGATCAACCCGGACAACGGAAACGAGCTGACGGGTGAGTCCGCGAACATCGGTTTCGGTCGAGGCGGTAGATCATCGATCTGCTTCCTAGACGAGTACGCGCACGTCCAGCACTCAGAGGCCGTGTGGGCGTCTATATCTGACAACTCCGATTGCATAATCCCTGTGAGCACTCCGAACGGAAAGGGGAACCAATTCTCCTGGCTCCGTCATGAATCATCAATACCCGTGCTGTCGATCCATTGGGCAAAGCATCCGAAGAAGAACAAGGACTGGTACGAGAAGAAGAAGGCGCAGATGAAGCCTCACCAGATAGCCCAGGAGCTTGATCTGTCGTATGAGCAGTCGGCCGCTGGCAAGGTCTACCGCCGCTTTGATCGCAAGTGGCATATCGGTAAAGAGGTGATCTATCCCAACCCCGATTACGAGCAGTGGGTAGCATGGGACTTTGGCATCGCAGACCCTACAGCCATACTCTGGGGTCAGGTCACGCCCTCAGGGATCATCCAGGTCTGGGGCTGCTATGAATTGACAGACCGCGATATCGATTTCTTTATCCCGATCTCAAAGGGATCGCTTCCCTCAGAGTTTGATCTTCTGACCGAGGATCAAAAACGCCATCTCATGTTCTGGTTAAAGAAGGTTCCCAAGGGCCATACCGCAAACCACTACGGCGACAACTCAGGCACTGCACGCACGGCGAACTCACGCAGATCGTGTAGGGCTGCGATGGATGAGAAGGGGATCAAGCTTCATTCGTCGGGCAAGCAAACCTTTGACTGGCGAATCGAATGCGTCGACAATTTACTGAGGCTCAGAAACAACCCATCTCGAAATGAATGGTACTCGATCGTAGAGGTTTCACCTGACTGCCAAAAGTTCATTGATGCAATGAATAACTACGAATACGATTCCGATCCTGATAAACTAAACGACGAAAAGCTCAAGCCAAAGCACAACTGGGCCTCGCACATGGTCTCCGCTTTCGAGTTCTTGGCGATCAATAGATTTCCATTGAGGGAATCAACTGGGTTCAGAGAGGAACGCATACGTTAAAAATAGAAACAGGGCCTATCGAATGTTCAAAGTGTGGCCAAATAAAACTGAGACTATTTACAGGCTACATTGGCAAAGAGCCAAAATATAAGTGCGACCAAGGCCGAAAATGGAACGGGCGCCATTGCCATGATTGCCATAAAAACAGGTACACCGCCGTAAATAGAGCGTATGGCAAAAGATCCATTGACGATCTTACCGAGGGCAACATCGCTATAGGGCGTCGATCGGAAATCAAAGTTAAAAACTTTTTTGAGCTACTCGGAAATAGAGTCACGCTGAGCAATGGCAGTGGATCAGACCTAAGAATAGAGACACAAGACAGAAGATTTACTTGCGAAGTTAAAACGGTTTCGCTTCCAAAAAAGAACAGGGCGCCGCTCAGAGTGGCTAGGGTTTCTAAAAATTGTCTTAATGACGATTATATAGCTTTCGTTTTCGGGGATAGAATTCACATCATGCCGATGGCAGAGCATTTGAAAAAATGTGGAGCAGATGGATCGGCAACAGTAACCGAATATTTTCCGGGGGCCTTTAGATGAAGATGAAGCTGTTCAATGAAGAGCAAATTCTGGATAGTGAGTTTCGAAAAAAGGTCATCGACGAGATCCAAGGATCGGAAAACAAGAACCGAAAGATGTCGATGCTAAAGCGGCACGAGGTCTATCGCGACAACACTCTGAAGTGGGTCATCGAAGCGCTCACCAAAGAAGGGCTTAAATCCACAACTCTTCAGATCATGAAGAACCGCGCTGCCAATATCTCGATCGCAAAGAAGGTCGTAAATAAGCTTGCCCGCTGTTACGTCGGCGGTGTTAGGCGCGAGGTAGAGCCAGCCTCAGAGCAGGACAAGGTCGACACGCTTGCGCGCCTTATGAGCTGGGATACGAAGATGAAGAAGGCGGACAGATACCGTCAGCTCTTTAAGAACACGCAGCCGCAGGTCATCCCAGAGTATTCCACACAGTTTTCAACACCTGAGCAGCCAAAATATAAACTAAAGCTTCGCGTGCTTGCCCCTTGGCAGTACGACGTAATCGAGGACTGTTACGACCGCGAGGTACCGCGCGTATTGATTCTGTCTGACTTCGTAAACCGAAACGTCATGGCAAATTCGCTCGTTGCCGGAAGCGACGGAAGGCAGGCGCAGTCTGAGGGTGATGGCCGCGATCAAACGATTGCCGATAGCCCACAAGACGCTGGCAAAGATCAGCTCTGCTATATCTGGTGGTCAAATAAATACCATTTAACGACTGACGACAAAGGTCAGATCATCCCCGAACTCACGCCAGAGGGTGATGTTCCACTGAACCCTATCGAGGTAATGCCGTCTGTGAACGTTGCCGAAGACCAAGATGGTGAGTTCTGGGCTTTGGGTGGCGACGATTTGATAGACGGCGCGATCTTAGTCAACACGGTGATCACCGACATGCTAGCCATTGCCTTTATTCAGGGCTGGGCTCAGATGGTTGTTACCGCAAAGAAGGTCCCGAAGACTTTAGAGGGTGGCCCACACAACGCTTTGATCTTCGAATACGAGACGGGTGATCCAGTGCCTGACGTGAAGTTCGTCTCAGCACAGCCGCCTCTTGATGTGTGGATGCAGACGGTAGAGCAGTACGTGGCGCTTCTTCTCTCGACAAACGATCTTTCGCCTACGTCGATTGCAAACAAGATCGACGCGAACCAATTCCCATCAGGCATCGCACTCTTGATCGAGCAATCAGAGGCCACATCTTCGATCGAGGACAAGCAGAAGATCTTCCAAGACGCTGAACGAAAGCTCTGGGATATCGTTGCACGCTGGCAGAACCTCTACTTTGAGGCAGGCGCGCTTGAGCCCGACTTCGAACAGGTAGGCAAGGTAGGCGAGATCGACGTGAGCTTGAAGTTCACGCAATCAAAGCCCGCGATGACGGAAAAGGAAAAGCTCGACAACTTGAAGGTGAGAAAAGATCTCGGCATCAACACGATGGTAGATCTCATCATGATCGACAACCCAGATCTCACCGAAGAAGAAGCCACAACAAAGCTCACCCAGATCATGGAAGAGCGGGTAAAGCGAATTGCCGATGCCATGACGCAATCGCTTAAGGTCCAAGGATCAGGGCCGCAAACCCCGCCCGCAGCAAAGCCACCAGTTGATCCGATGGCAAGCGGGGCAGTGCCAAACTGATGAGCATAAAAAAGGTAGCTTTCGAGTTCGATCCTTTCGAGGAGACCGGCATCGAAGTGCGCCGAGGCAGACGCGAAGAAGCTCTGGCCGAGATAGCTGAGTTCGTGAAAACCGAAACGCTATCGTTCGTAGGCGATGGTGTGAGCCCCGTGGCAGGTGGCAAGTGGAAGAAGAGCCTCTCTCCTGAGTACAAGAAGATCAAAAAGGATGTCTCGGGCGTCTCTTACGCGAACCTTGAACTCTACGGCGACATGCTCGACGCCCTTGAGGTGGTGCCAAAGGGTCGCAAGAAGCTCTCGATTCAGATTACCGGTGATCAGGCAGGCAAGGCCGATGGAAACAATCGCGGCACGTATGGGAAAAAAGACGAAGACCCAGATCAGGCTCGCGAGTTCATCCCCAAAGAAGGGCAGACCTTTAAAAGAGAGATCTGGTCAGGCATCAGGGATATCCTAGAAAACTACGCCGAGGACGATACCAGTGAGTAAGGCCGCTGATATTGAGAAGGCAATCGTAGCCGAGCTTGTGGGCCTTGAGCAGTCCACGAAACGCGCGATCACGCGCTCTGAGATCGATTCCATTGGCAAAGACGTCGTTTCCGCCATGAAGGCGATGATATCAAAGGGGATATCTCCGATTGCTGGCGCTGGGCGCTTCCCCGAGTACAAGGCCGCAAGCAAGGCAAAGGCCGCGCGCAAGGAGGCAAAGGCAAGGGGAGAGCGTGCTCCGCCGCGTACTGGATATCCATACAGCGTTCAAGACAAGTACCCCGAAAAGAGAGAGCGCCCGGTGAACTTAAAGCTCAAAGGGGATTTCCTGGAGAGCCTTGATGCGCTCGCGTCCGTGGGCTCTCAGCACATAGGTCTTACGATAGGGTTTACTGATCCTCTTAGTATCAAAAAAGAACAGGGCCATCGCGAAGGGGTTGGTGGTCAACCATCTAGTCCGATCATCCCAGAAAATAACGAACGGTTTACACCAGCCATCGAGAAAATATTAATCGATGGGTTCCTGGGCGTAATACGTCGGGCAGTGGCTCGACTGAAATAACTTGAACAAAAAAACGAAAGGGCATTAAAATATGTCAGAGCAAGTCAATGGCGGTGGCGCCGCGTCCAGTGAAGGTAGTGCCGGAGCTGGAACAGAGACCGAAATAACGGAACAGAAACCTGATCCGAAGGTCACTCAGCGATTCTTAGACGATGTAAAAAAGTGGCAGAAGAAAGCCACAGACACCGAAAAAGAATTGAATGACCTAAAGGAGCAGAGGTTAAAAGAGTCCAACGACTACAAGACTCTCTACGAGACTGAGAAAAAGAATCGAGAGACTCTTGATGAAAGTTTCAAGAACTTCAAAACGGCAGTGGTCTTCGATAAGAAGTTCGATGTCGTTAAACAAGAATGCTTGAAGCTTGGACTCCGACCTGAAGCTGAATCAGATCTCGAACTACTGGACCTTGCGGGTGCGGTGGTAGAGACGACAAGCCAGGGTCGCGTTTTGGTCAACGGCGCCGATACACTCGCGCAAGAGATCAAGAAAACAAAACCTCACTGGTTCAAATCTGCATCCGTTCCACAGGTCAACGCTGGCGGTGCTGGCGGCGGCGCGAAAGCGCCTGCTGAATTGACGGCAAGTTATATGGTTGAGCTTGAAAAGAAAAACCCGAGTGAATATCGGAAGCTCTTTCCTGAGTACATGAAACAACGGAATTCCAAAAAATAAACCAAGGGGGTTGTAAATGGCTGATGAAGTAATGAAAGCAAGCGTTGAGCTAGATGGCGTCGTTCCAGAATTATGGTCGGCGGCATTCTATCCCACGCTTTTGGAAACCTTGCCATTCAACGATTCGATTTCGCGCGACTACGAAGGCGAAATTCAGGCGTTGGGTGACACGGTCAATATCAACTCTTTTCCTCAGTTTGAACTCGCTCAAGAGATCAACGAGGACGAGAAAGCCGACGCAGACAGCGTGACGGTCTCCAAACAACAGCTTGTGATCAACAAGCAAGTTGTGAAGGACTTCATCCTGACCAAGAAAGCAATTCGTCAGTCCATTGATTCGCAAAACGCGCTCCGCGACCTTGCTCTGCACAGCATCTTAAAAAAGATGCAGCAGATCATCATCGCAGAAACCGTTCCGAATGCTTCGGCCCCTGACCACTCGATCGCGTATGACTCGGGCACCACGCTCGCACTCGCGGATATCTTGGAAGCAAAAGAGCTTCTCGATAACCAGGACGTGCCAGACAACGGTTCTCGCGTCATGATCTTGGGGGCGGCTCAGTGGAACGATCTGTTCAACATCACTGGTTTCACCAGCCGGGACTTTATCCCTGCCGGTAGCCCTTTGGTGAGCGGTCAGATCGTCACTCCGATCTTGGGTTTCCGCCCACGGATGACCACTGAAGTGTCGAGCACGGCGTATCTCTTCCACCCGATGTACCAGACGATGGCGGTCCAACAGTCGCCTGATGTTGCTGTATACGATCTCGGTGGCGAAGGTAAACGTGCGATGCGCGTAAATATGGACGTTCTGTTCGGCGTGAAGCAGCTTGATGGGCTTCGTGTCGTGACCATCAGTTAAGGAGAAAAACAATGGGACGTGGATTCGCTGAAGAAGAATTCAAGGAAGTATTTTATTTCGAACACGGTGGTAAGGGTTCGCAGTCTGCCGATAGCGCTGATAACGCTAAGGCGATTGCTGACACTGACATCATGTCAATCGAGGCTGGAACGGTAATTGAGAAGGTGTACGTGATTGTGGATACCGCGATCACTGGCACGACTGACCTCGATGTTGGCGACGACGACGATGCTGATGGCTTCGTTGACGGATCGTTGTCGGTCACTCTGGGTACGCCCGGAATGTACGGCAACAACGCAAAGGTTGCCGGTGCGTATCTGCGCGTGCAGACCGCTGGTGCTACCGATGCTGCTGATATCTATGTTGTGCCGAACTCGAAGTATTACTCGGCAGCTGGCAAAGAGATCAAACTTGACGCCACTGGCGCATCGACTGCGGGTAAATTCCGCGTCGTTGTACAGGGCTACAAGTTTAAGTTATAGCCTTAGCGGGGTTCAGTCTTGACTGAGATCAAATCGACACGTCTTCGCTTCATC